TCCTGCCATTGAGGGCGATAGCGTCTCTGCGGCCACCCTTACGGTATCCAGTGGCGATGCCGTCATTGATAGCTACGAGACGGACGGCAACGATGTTATCGCGGTTGTCTCTGGCGGCACGGCAGGCACCTACACCACGATTGCGGCTAGCGCGACAACGGCTGACGGCGAGACGCTCGCCGAGACGATCTATTTGCCGGTCATTTCCGGTGCGAATGTCCTTGGCGACACCGGGCAGACCATCGCTGCCTATATTTTACGCAAGGTGACGGGCAATGGTGAGTCCCCCTCAGCGGATGAACTGAGCGATTGCCTTGAGCGGCTGAACGGGATGCTCGCTTCATGGCGCTTGCAGGGTGCGGACGTGGGCGTTCCCCTGCCGATCACCGGGGCAACCGTGTTCAAGTGCGAGGATGGCTTTATTCAGGCGATCAAGGCGAACGGGATTCTCCGCGTTGCCGACCTCTACGAGTTTCAGCCCTCTGCGGTTGTGGCGATGGACGCGCAACGCGGCCTCCAGCTTATCAAGACCCATAATCTGAGCGATGAACGCACTCCGGCGGACTATTACTGATGCGGATGCAATACGGCCTTTCCGCATATGAGAGAGGCCCCGGCGGCCTCCCGGAACTGCCCTGCATCAATATGTATGCAGAGAAGGCCCCGACCGAAGAAACCGGCATCATGCTGCAATCGCGGAAGGGTCTGGTGCAGACGGCAAGCCTCGGCTCCAATGTTCAGGCCGCTTTCCAGAAGGACGGCGTTCTTTCGGGCGCACAATTCCACATTGTTGACGCGCAACTGTTCGAGGATGGCGTTCTGGTCGGCCCGGTCGATGGCGCTGGCCCGTTTTTCATGGACGGTTATTCGGACAAGCTGTTTGTTGCGGGCGGTGGGTATCTGTGGGGCTATGACGGGACCACGCTCGCGGTGGTGACATTCCCCGATACCGCCAACGTCACGTCCATCGTGGTGGGGGCATCGCGCCTTGTCGCGCTCCGGGCCGATACTGAGCAATATTATTGGAGCGGTGTTCTTGATGACGTAATCGACGGCCTCGCATTCGCCTCTGCGGAAAGCCAGCCCGACTTGCTGCGCGATGTCCTGTTCATCGACGATACGCTTGTGCTATTCGGTGATGATACCGTAGAGTTTCACATTAACACCGGAGACGCGGACGCGCCCTTCACCCCGCTTGAAGGCAGGGTGTTTGAAAGCGGTATCAAGACCACCGGGGCCTGCGTCGGGATTGGCTCCTCCTTCGCATGGGTGACGAGCGACAACCGCCTGTGCATGGGCGACCCTGACACGGTTCTCTCCAACGAAGGGCTTGAGGAAAAGATTGCTGCCAGTGCTTCGGTGAGGCTGTGGGCGTTCTACATCGACGCAACCGAGTTTCTAGCCCTTCGCCTTGACGATCACACTTACGTCATGCCGCTTCGCACCCGGACTTGGCACCGATGGCAGACCTACGGACAGGATAACTGGACAGCACAATGCTATGCCGGGGGAACCTTCGGCACCTCTGACGGCAAGCTGGCGGCATGGGGCACATATGAAGACTTCGGGACCGTGCTGGAACGCCGGTTCCGGGGGGGATTCCCGCTCAACGCAGGCGGGATGATGGTCTCGAACATCATCCTCCGCACCAATCCGGGCGAGACGACCTATTTGACCGGCGACTACACCGATCCAGTCGTGGAAATGCGGCTGTCGCGTAATCGCGGCAAGACTTGGGGCGAATGGCGGGCGACTACCCTTGGAGAGCAGGGCAACTACGCTAAGCGGGTGCAATGGCGCTCCTGCGGCATGGCCTCGCAACCGGGTTTGCTCGCGGAATGGCGGCTAACGGCTCCGGTCGATTGGCGCGTCTCGGAAGTGCTTGTCAATGAAGGCTGGGGGGGGAGATAGCATGGCGCTTAACCTCCCCAAGCTGCCACGCGGCGTTAGACTGATCGACGCGGACGGCGCGGCGAATGCTACCTTTCAGCGATGGTGGCAGTTGGCAGTTACTAAGACCGAAACGCAAGAGACAACACAGGACGCGCTGATTGCCGATCTTACGGTGGCACAAGCGGATATAACAACCATCAATGCAGACTTGGCTGACCTTCAGCCTTTGGACGCCACACTAACCGCGCTGGCGGGCCTTGATGGCACGGCAGGCCTTGTGGAGCAGACCGGGGCCGATACCTTCACCAAGCGCGCCATTGGTGTCGCGGCGGCCACCTCGATCCCCGCCCGATCTGATGCGGACGGGCGTTATGTTCTGCAAGATCAAACAAGCGCATGGACTTCGGCAACGGGGACAGGTTCACGCACTGCCCTCGCATCCTACGCGGGGCAGACGGTTTCCAACCCGCCGACACAAGCGGAGATGCAGGCGCTTGATGATGCATTGAAGGCCCATTCGCAAGCAATGGTGCAACTGATTAACGACCTTAAAACAGTCGGGGCGCTGACATGACCCGGCGACTTGTAGCCCTGTATGCTCCATCGCACGTTTGACGCAGGCAAAATCAACGCTCTCGTCAATCACCCCGCTATTCGGCCTGCGATTGGTGGAGACGGGGCCTCGGTTCTCGACCTGACGGAAGCGGTAGCCGATCGCGATAACGTTTTCCTATTGGGCGAGCATGGCGGCTTTTCGCTGATTTGGACCGCCCCAGATTGTTACGAAATACACACTTTCATCACCCCGGAAGGACGGGGCCGCGCCGCCTATCAGCTTGCTAGGGCGGGGCGTGATTGGATGGCCGATTACGGCGCAAAGCACCTTTGGACCCGCATCCCGAAAGACATGACCGCAGTGCAGCGGTTCACGCTTGCGGCGGGGTTTTCCTGCCGTTGCTCAAAGTCGTGGGACTTCGGCCACGGCCCCGTTGAATACCTAATTTACGATTGGAGAGCATAATGCCAGCAGCAATTATCGGCGGGGCAATCGCTGCGGGCGGCGCGGTTGCCGCCTCCAAGATTGGGTCCAACGCTACAAAGAAGGCATCTGAGGTCAGCGCCGGGGCGGCTGATCGGGCCTCTGAGGTCCAGCAGAATATATACAACCAGAATAGCGCCACGCTGTCGCCATATGTGCAGGCAGGCGTTCCAGCCACGGCACAGATTAACGCGCTGCTAGGATTGGCCCCAAGCCCCGCACAGCAGACAGTGCAGCAGTTCGCGCCGCAGCAGCAGGCTTACCAGCCTAATGCTATGCGGGCTATGCAGGGGCTTCCGGGCTGGATGGGCAGTGGGCGGGCAGATGGCTTCGACTACCTTTCGGGCGATGCCTATAACGGTGACTTCTTCGGCGCTCCGCAGTATCAACCCCAAGGTATGCCGCAGGGGCAGACGGTCAACAGCGCACCGACGCAGCCAAGCGCGCAATCGGCCTTCGATCAATATCGCAATTCGACGGGCTACCAATTCCGCTTTAACGAGGGGATGGGGGCGCTCAATTCTGGATGGGCAGGTAATGGCCTCCTCAAGTCCGGCGCGGCGGCAAAGGCGGCAATGAACTACGGCCAAGGCATCGCCAGCGCTGAATTTGGCAACTACCTTAACGCGCTCGGTAATCAGCAGGGTATGGGCCTTTCGGCAGCGTCGGCGCAGGCGGGCGTGGGAACTAACTACGCCAACAGCCTTGGCAATATCGCCATGCAGAACGGCAACAATCAGGCCAACGCAGCACTTGCACAGGGGCAGAACAGCGCAGGACTTGTCAACAGCCTGGGCACCATCGGCGCGGGCCTATTCGGTGCGTCGTCCACGCCACGCCAGCCCGCATACACTCCAGTCACTACAACAGCCTATGCAGGAATGAGGGGCTAAAATGTCCGAAATTAATTGGGGCCTTGCCCAAATGCCCGACATTGGCGGCAACATCATGCGCGCCTTTGAAGCGGGGCAGGCTAAACGCAAGGAGGTCGACGCACAGAACGCGCTTGCAGCCTATGCGACCGACCCGAATGAGAATAACCTCAACGCGCTCGCCCCGCATAATCCGGGGTTTGTTATGCAGCAGCGTCAGGTGATGCATAAGCAGGCGAGGGAGACGGAGGAACGCCAGCTTGTCGGCGCGGCATTGAACGGCGATCCGCTGGCGCGTCAGAAGCTCGCTTACATCAATTCCGATATGTATTTGAAGCTGGACGAGAACCACAAGAAGGTTGTCGATCAGACGATGGGGACGATTGCCCAACAGGCTTTTTCCATCCTTCAGCTGCCCCCGCAGCAGCAAGGCCCTGCATTGCAGCAGGCGCTTACTGGATTGCAGGCACAGGGCATTGATACCAGCGGCTTCAAGATGACGGGCGACCCCACGCAAGACCTGAAGTCGGCCTTGGCAATGACCGGCCACCTCGACGAATGGGAAAAGTTTGCACAGCCGAATTACACCCCGGTCGGCGAAGCTGGCCTTGCCGGGTTCCAGTTTGGCAAGCCGATCAATGGAAGTGGTGGAGGCCCGCAGAATTTCGCACCACAGCAGGCCGCGCCGAACATCCCCCCGGCAGCGGTTGCAGACCTCAAGAACAACCCCGCATCTGCCCACCAGTTCGACGAGATTTTCGGACAGGGTGCAGCAGCTCGTATCCTCGGAGGTCCGACGCAGCCCGCGTCGGGTAACTTTCGCCCCTAAAGGGCTTTCCGCTGAGCGGGTGACTTCGACATATCGCACACCGCAGCACAACCGCGAAGTTGGCGGTGTTGCCAATAGCTTCCACACCCGGCGCGGCCTCGACGGCAGACCCTTGGCGCGTGATAGCCTCCCACCCCCCGGCATGAGCATGGGCGAATACCACCGCCGCTTGCAGGCGCTCAATCCCGACCTCGATGTAATTAACGAGGGCGATCACGTTCATATGGAACCGAAAGGCCGTTAATGGCACAGGATAACCCCTACGCGAAATATGTGACGGGCCAG